CATAGTCCATACGAATAATTTGATTTTGTCTGAATACATAACCAATCTCACCTGATGTTATGTGTACTATCTGTCCACCTGAACCAGGTAGGTCTTGCAAGTCTGATTGTTTAGTACCTGCTGCCCAAGTAGTTAGATCATTAATACCTGACCATTGAATACGATTTGAATTGTTTGTATGATTTCCTGTTACAAAAAAATCTCTAACTACACCTGAAACTTTAAATACAGGAACTGTGCCACTTGATCCTATAGTAGATAAATTTGCAAAATTAGTTGATGTACCCATTTCATAATATAAAGGTGCATCTTTACCATTACTAGCAACAATGTTTTGACCAAATTGTGTAAATGTAAAATAATCTGTATTAGTTCCTGTTAAACTAGATTTTCTTGATGTAAATGTACCACCATCTAATTGAAAAATATCTGTATTGTTTGCAACAAAATTAAATACATTATTTGAGTTATCTCTGAAAGAACCTGCACCTCTACTATTTGCACCAATATTGTTTGAAGAATAAGCAACTAATGAAGGAAATCTTTTGTATGATTGAGCTGCAAAATAAACATTATTTGCAACATTAGCACCAGGATTTAAATATTCTGGTTGATCAGGAAGCCACTCTCCAAAAGGTATTTGCATTATTCTCCTATTGGTTATTGTTTGTTACTGCAACATAATTTTCATTGAAAGAACCTGCTACTGTAACATCACTTCTTTGTTGTAATGGTGCGTTACCATATTGATCTTCTTTGTCATTTCTTTCAAGTCTTTCAAGTGCTGTTTGATACATTTGTTGCCATTGTTGTAATCTTTGAGGTTCAACACCACCTAAAAAATTTGCAGCATGATAAAGTGAACCATATAAATATATAGCTGGATGATGAGTTAAAATATAATTTGAAGTATTTGAATCTGATAATGCTGCGAATTTAGCATAGTAATTTAATGTTCCTGTATATGCAGCAGATGGTATAGGTGCAAATCTAAAATTATCACCAAGTATTGTATAACTATCTGGCATACCAGAAGTAGAACTTCCTTTAATTTGATCCATTTGTGCAGGTGTAATATATTTTAAAGCATATTTAGTTCCACCTTCAGTAATAAAAAAATCTCTTACTTGTAAAAAATCAGCAGGTATAGATTCTGTTTCTGAATCTATAGTTATAGAAGTAGAAGTAATCATTTTTCTAATTCTTAATTTAGAATTTAAATCTGCTTCTGTTAATACAATAAAGTCATCAGATATTTCTGATGTTAAATCTGATCTATTTAGCCAATTTGCAATAGATGTTTTTAGTGCTGAATAACTACTTAATGCCATTATAAATTACCTTCTGCTGTTTTAAAATATCTAAACTCACTTGAATTTAATTTTTTTTTTAATATTTTTTTTTGTACTTCTTTTGGAAGTCCAAACCAATTATTACTACCATTATACTCATTAGCCCAGACAGATAAAGCTAAAGTTGGAATACTAGCTACTCTTTTCATATCTCTTGATTTAGAATAACCATCATTTAAATTGTATAATTTTTTATTGTGTTGAATATGTGGATCAATATTAACTTCTTCTTTGGTTACAATCTTACCTTCTATGTCATCTTTCATAAAAGTTGTTTTTTGTAATCCATCAAATGTAATATCTTTTTTCATACTCTGCCTTGTCCTTTGTAACGACTTTTTTTAGCCATTCGTTTTTCATGTTTGTTCAAGTCCTTCTTATGTCGTCTTGGTCTTTTCTTTGGTTTAGGTCTTGGAACAAAGTGAACAAACTTTTGTCTAGCCACTACGCACTCATTTCAACAACAGATATGTCATCACCACTTGTACCAATAATAGCAACTTTTTCACCTGGAGAAATTTTAAAAATTTCTGGTTCGTTTGCAGGTATAAAAATACTACTAGCAGTAGCAGTTGGGTTAACACCAAATAAAATATGAACTGCTGCATTAGAGCAAATTCTTACATATTCTGATTGCGAACCAAAAGCTGCTGATTGAGTTGATGTAGTACCACTTAAGGCAATCATCTGAACTGTTGTAGGTCTTAATCCATAATTAAAACTCATATTATCTCCTAAATTTGAGGGGGGAAGTATCGCTAGACAAGATCCCCCCAGTTATTATTTATCTTCTTATAACAAATGTCACAAGTAATTTTTTAGCTCCAGTAGAGCCACCATCAGTAATCATCTCAATAGTTCCATCTTCTTCTACTCTATTTGCAGCAGTAGGTTCAGCAGAATCTACAGTACCAGCAGCAGAGCCAGAGTGAGCTACAGTAATACCACCATTTGTTACAGCAGTACCACCAATTTCAAAAGTAATTGCAGCATTGCCTCCAGATATTGCACCTTGTAAAGCAGTTATAATTTTAACTATTTTACCACCATCAGGTACAGCAACAAAAGTTGATGAAGCTGTTGAAATATCTTCTATTTCAGCAGTTAAAAAGTAATCGTTAAGTGTTCTCATTTTTTATCCTATTTATTTGCTTCGTTCCGACTTTAAAATAAATCTTCAAAGACCAAACAAAATTGTTAATTAAAATGATGGGGGATTACTCCCCCATCAAAACTATTTATTATGATGTTGTTAGATCGTACACAGCACCACTAGCAGCTTCATTTCTTGACTCAAGAGTGTACTCTGCAACCATAAATCTCTGATCTGCGTCAGCAGTTTGAGCTGGTGTTTGTAGAGCAAAATCTCTTAAGAAAGAAACAGCAAAAAAGTCCATCTCTAAAACTAGAGCATCTTGTCCTTTTTTAGCAGCAGTAGAGTTTGCACCTCTAATGAATCTATTAGGAGCAACTTGTAAAGTTCCAAAGTCACTTTCATAGACATCAATAGATGTAACTAATCTTCTGTCTTCTGCTTGGTCAAATCTAGTTGAACCACCAGTAAAGCCAGATAGCTTCTGCTTATTGAAAGCACCTACCATAATCATGTTAGGGTTTCCACCAGCATCAAAGCATGATCTCAAAACAGATTTTAACTGATCTTCAGTAAAAGCTCTTTGAGTACCATCTGTTCTAGCAGCTCCACCACCTGATCCAGAACCACCAGCACCTGCATCAACATTTGATGAAATCCAAGTTTGAACTCCACCTAATTTTCTTGCAGTTGTTGCGTTTCCAGCAGTAGTAGCCACATTTGATAAAAGAGCAGTTTCCATATCTCTTTTAAGTTCTTTTGCAGCTTTAGCCACTTGATAAGCTAACTCATTGTTTCTACCAGCAGATGTTACAGCATCATTTGTTCCTGATACTTGAACAGCTTTTGTAGAAATTTGAGTGTTGTTAGTTAGTTTAGTTGTTGCTGATAGTGTGCCATAAGATATTGAAGCACCTTCTACAGCAGCATTTGCAGCCACATCAGCTAACGAATCTGTTTGCCATTGATGTGATGTGTTTGTTGCTTTTGTTTTAGCAACACCAGACATAAAAGGTGTTTCAGTTGGAGCTATTGAATAAATAATATCTGCCAAATCTTCTCTTATGCCGACTGTTTGATATGTTTGATATACAGCCATTTTTATCTCCTTTAAGGTTATTGTTTATAAATAACGCATTAATAAATCTGAAGCATCTTTTGCACTTCCTGATTTTTTCAATGCCTTAAGTTGATTCAACCTAGACTTGGAGTTTAATTCTTCTTTTGTTGACTTGACACCTGACTTAACAAACTTGGTTGGTTTGACTTTTTTAGAAACTAAATTTGGTTTTGCCTCTTTAGCTTTTTTAAAGTTCATTCCATCCATGATCACATCAAACATTCTTGAGTCATAAATTCTTGAAACATCCTCATTAGAGAATCCTTTAGAACTTAAGTAACTAACAATATTTGATTTAACTGTTGCACCCTTTATAGGGTCAGCTATCTCTGGATGTCTTAAGTGAAGTTTTCTTTGTTCTTCTCTTAATATTTCCTGAAATTGAGTTTGCTGATGCTCTCTCAATTTTTGCTGTGCTTCTTGTATCGTATTTTTTCGTTTTTGAATTCTACGATCAATCTTTGCAGCTTCAGTTGGATCTTCATCCCAAAGTTTATCTAGTTCTTTGGAATTCATATCGTTGTTAATTTCAGCATTCAAAGTAACTACCAAAGAATTTAAATCTTCCATCTTTGTTGAATACTGTTTTTTAAGACGATCTTCTTCGGATTTAAGCTCTCTTTTTTCAATCGCTATTTCCTCTGTTTTTCGTCTATAGTCGGCATCTTTTTGATAACCTGCTTTTAATTCTTCAAGGTCAACATCAATCTTTTCACCATT